TACCCTAACTTATGACGATACAGCAGGAACATTAACTATTGCAGGTGTAGAAGATGATTTATCCAATAATGACACCGATGATCTTAGTGAAGGAGCTACCAATCTCTACTATACAGATGAAAGAGTGGATGATAGGGTTTCTGCATTGGTGCAGAATGGCACAGGTATATCTTGGTCATACAACGATGTTTCAGGCACACTAACACCAACAGTATCGTTATCTGCATTTAGCACATCGGATTTATCGGAAGGTACAAATTTATATTACACAACAGCTAGATTTGATTCTGCTTTCAGTGGTAAAAGCACATCAGACCTAAGTGAAGGTACTAACCTTTATTACACCACTGCAAGATTTGATACAGCATTTAGTGGTAAAGATACCGATGACTTAACAGAAGGTAGTAGCAATCTTTACTATACCGATACAAGGGCTAATGCAGCCATAGACACAAGAGTTACACAATCCTTTGTTAATGCCCTAAATGTCACAGCAGCAAGTGTACAAGCCAATTCTGTAGCTCTAGGCACAGATACCACAGGCAACTACATAGCAACCATAGCTGGTACAGCCAATAAAATATCAGTTACAGGCTCAGGTTCAGAATCAGCAGCAGTCACATTAACACTGCCTGATGATGTCCAGATAGCCAATGATTTAACAGTAGCAGGTGATTTAACTGTCAATGGTGCAACAACAACACTAGGAACAACTAATCTTGAAGTATCGGATAATTTGTTTGAACTTAATGCAGGTTTAACCACAGCACCAGTCAATGATTCTGGTATGTTAATTCAAAGAGGTACTTCAGATAATGCTATCTTTATGTGGGATGAATCTGCCGATAAATTCACATTAGGTACAACCACATCCGATGCCACAGTTACAGGTAACATCACCATAACTACTGGATCATTAATTGCCAATTTAGAAGGTAATGTCACAGGTAATGTGACTGGTACAGTCTCATCATTAAGCAACCACGATACAGGCGACTTAGCAGAAGGTAGTAACTTATATTACACAGATGCAAGAAGTAGAGCAGCTATTTCTGCATCAGGTGATATATCTTATGATTCATCCACAGGTGTTATTAGCTTTACTCAAGCCACAGCACCAGTTACCAGTGTTAATACTCAAACAGGTGCAGTTGTCTTAGATACAGATGACATATCAGAAGGTGCAAGTAATCTGTACTACACAGCAGCAAGATTTAATTCAGCCTTTGCAGCCAAATCAACATCCGACCTATCGGAAGGCACAAACTTATATCTAACCCAAGAAAGGGTAGAAGATTATGTTGGTGGCATGGTTTCTGGCAACACAGAAACAGGTATAGCAGTCACCTACGATGATGACAATGGAAAACTTAATTTTGTTATAGATACTCTTAACCAAGACACAACAGGTAATGCAGCCACAGCTACAGCATTAGAAACAGCAAGAAACTTTAGTCTCACAGGCGATGTGACTGCTTCTGCTGTCTCTTTTGATGGTACAGGTAATGTTGCTCTATCTACATCAATAGCAGCCAATACAGTAGGCATTACAGAGCTTAATGTGACCGATGGTACAAATGGTCAAGTTTTAACAACCGATGGTGCAGGTAATCTATCCTTTAGCTCTGCTGCTAGTGCTTATGGTGATTCCGATGTTGAAAGCTACCTAGATGGCGGCACATCTACCCCAACCTTTGCATCAGCTACAGTTTCAGGTGATTTCACAGTTGATACAGATAGCCTTTATGTCAATTCTAGTAATGGCAGAGTTGGTATCGGAACTGCAAGTCCTGCTCAAGATTTTGAGCTAAATAAAAATACTGCAAATGTAAACTTAAACATTAGAAGTTCAGATACAGGTAGTGCTACATTACTACTAGGTGACCAAAGTGATTTAAGTGTTGCTTCTATTACCTTAGATAACTCTAGCAACGATTTAATATTTAAAAATAACAACCAACAAGAAGCGATGGTTATTGATTCATCGCTTAATGTCTTAGTAGGTAAAACCTCTGCTGACAATGGTGCAACAGTAGGTATAGAAATGACTGCTACTGATAAGCTGTATGTTACTGATGATGCTAGTTCTCCATTAATTGCCAATAGATTATCTTCTGATGGTAATGTGATTGTAATACAAAAAGATGGCACTTCAGTAGGAAGTCTAGGAACTCTAAGTTGGTTAATTGGTCAAGATTCAGGTGATCCTTTCAATTCAGGAGCATTATTTAAAGGACAAACCACAGGTGCTGGATATATCCAAATGAAAGTAGGTGATACGGCTAGTGGTGGTATATTGATTGGCGATACTACAGACGATTTCAGAGGTGGTTTAATTTCTTATGGTACAAATCATGCTTCCTTGCCAAACAGAACAATTATCTTTGCTAACAACACACAAGTAATCACAGCTTTATCAAGTGGCAATGTTGGTCTTGGTACAAATACCCCAGACAGACCATTAGATATTACAGACACAACAAGCGATGGCTCAGGTGGTGTAGTCATTCATTCTTATTTACCAACCTTAGAAATGGATGATATTTCTGGTGGTGGTACATCATTTATTTTGCAACATGATGGGACAAACACTCTGTTCAAACATGACACAACAGAACGCATGAGGATTGATTCCTCAGGCATACTTTCAGTAGGAACTACTGACAATAATGTTGCTAACAATTCTGGTTCTGGTAATGATGGTGTCAATATTCACCCAGACAGCATAAGAGTAGCTAGAACAGATGGCGATATGATGTTACTTAATCGTTTAAATACAGATGGTGATGTTGTCAAAATACTCAAAGATGGCACTTCAGCAGGTACACTAGCTGCAAGAATTGGTGACTTAGTAATAGGTAACAATGATGTAGGTCTTAGATTCAGTGATGGTGGTGATTCAATACTACCAGCCCAATCAGGCTCAACTGGTGATAGAGACAATGCCATTGATTTAGGTGCTAGTGGAGCAAGATTTAAAAGTCTTTACCTAAATAACTTTACTTGGAATAGTGGTCAATTAAGAATACCATCAGCTGCAGGTGGTGATGGTGATATATATTTAGGCAACTATTTGCATATTTATGGCAGAAACAGAAGTAACGCTGCTGCCATTACTATAAACACCACTTACGATGGTGCAGAAACAGATACTTATACACCTATTTACTCAGGTGCTGCTAGTGCTGGTCAATTAATAATGAAGCAATCAGCAGGTGGAGAGGGTAGTCTAAAAGTGTATGCTAAAACACATGGCACAACTTCAACTTCAGCAGCACTATCAACCTTTACCCAAATTGCTGAGTTTAATGATGCAGGTTATTTTGATGCAAATAATGGTCTTTATGTTGATGGTTCACAAGTTTTAAACTCATCAAGGCAACTCACAGTCTCATCAACTGAAGATATAATTGCGACATTCCAGAATCAATCTGACAACGATCACAATTTTAAATTTAATCTAGTTGATGCCAGTGATTTGGCTGTTATGTATTTAAATGGTAAAGATGGTGGTGATAATAAATTCATAATTGGTTATGGTTCAACACACTCCTCAACACCAAATATGTTGGCTCTTAAATCCAATACAGCAAGTGGAGAGCTAGGATTCTTCACCAATGCCACACAGAGGATGCACATCACACCGACTGGAGAAGTTGGAATTGGGACAGATAATCCTCAAAGCAAATTACATGTAGTAGGCTCAGAAGTTCTTTTTGATAATCCTAGTGGTGACTTTACTCTTAAACTAAACACCAATGCAGTAGGCGATAAAAATGAAATTATTATGGGCGATACTGGCACACCATTAGCTAAGTTTGGTGTTGGTGGTGCTGCTAATGACATTATTACAGGTTCAGATGGTCAAGACTTTAATATAGGTACATCAGGTGGTGGTAGAGCCATCAACTTCTCAACAGACAATTATGCAAGTGTTGAGATGAAATTAGATGGTGGTAGGCTAGGTATTGGTACAACTAGTCCTGATACTAAGCTAGATGTACAAGGTGCAATCCAAGCAAGTGAATCTGGTGGTGACTTTATACGCATACAAACAGATGGCAATAACAACATATTTGATATTAATAGTGGTGCTTATGTTTTTAGGACTGGTGGTTTTGCAGAGCGTGCAAGGATATTGTCTACTGGTGGTCTTACTTTCAATGGTGACACAGCAGCAGCCAACGCACTTGACGATTATGAAGAAGGTGAATGGACACCAACTTGTTCAAATGTTACTTTAACAGGTTCAGGTGGGCATTATACAAAAATTGGCAACAGAGTTTGGGTAACTTTCTATCTACAGTTTCCTACAACTTCAGACACCAATCCTGTCCAAATAAACAACTTACCTTTCACTGTTAGAAATCACGATAGTGGACAAGCTAGAGCTAATGCTAATAGAGGTGGTTGGACTGTTGGTTATAGTAATAGTGGACAAGAATTAAGATTCACAGCAAGTAGTGGCACAACAACTGTAACAGCATTTAACTTTGATGGTAATACAGTAAATAATAATAATGTAAGTGCAAAATCTATTTATGGTGGTGGATACTATGAAGTTGCATAATAAGGTATAATTAATCATGGCTTTAGAAAAAATAATAGAAAACGACAAAATTGAAATAGCAGGTGCTTATAAAGCATTGCAGATTAGAGAAGCTACAATCATAAAAGAAGATGGTGTGGAATTATCTAGCTCTTTTCACAGAAGAGTATTGCAGTGTTGTTATAAAGATGCCGATGGCAACTGGCAAGATACAGACATTTCTAGTGAAACACAGGAAATTCAAGATATAGCTGCTGTTGTTTGGACTGATGAAGTCAAACTAGCATATCAAGAGAATTTAGATAGCCAAGAAAATTTAGGTGACTAATGCAATTTGGATTAGCTTCATTTGCTGAACTGCCCTTTGCATCAGAAGATGGTACAGCAAAATCAATAGAAGAATTAATCAGAGAAGCAGCCACCGATACTTTGACTGGCTTAACCACTACAGGTGCTAATATCTTTGCATCTAGGGTACACAACTTAGAACAGATCAAACTACCAGCTTTATTGTTATATACCAGAGACTTAGAATCAGAACCTATCGTTATGAATCCAGCTAGAACGATTGAAAAGAATATCACCCTTCATGTGGAAGGTTATGTTAAACAAAATACCAACTTCGATGACAAGATCGATGATATCTGCCAAGAAGTTGAAGAAGCCCTATATGGCAATAGATTGCTAAATAATTTAGTAAAAGATACATTTTTGAATGAAACTTTAGTAGAATATGAAAGTGAAGGTGATAATCCATTAGCGAGAGTCTCAATGGACTTTCAAGTAGTTTATCATCATAACGAAGGAAGTTTATAATTATGGCAACATTTAAAGGTTCAGATGGCGTAGTAAAAGCAGGAGCTTCAGGCTCTGAAAATGCCATCGGTGAAATTAGAAGTTTTTCAGTCGAGCAAACAGCAGATACTATTGAAGATACAGCAATGGGTGATTCTGCTAGAACTTATAAAGATAGCTTAACTTCATTTACAGCATCTATTGATGCTTTATTTGATGATACTGATACAGCACAACAAGCTATGACTATCGGTAGTTCTCTATCTTTCCTATTCCAGCCAGAAGGCGATACAACTGGTGATTACCAATTGTCAGGTTCAGGTATCATTACAGGGATATCTAGAAGTCAGTCTTATGATGGTTTAGTTGAAGTAAGTTTTTCAGTTCAAGGATCTGGTGCATTGACTGTAGGTACAGCTTCTTAATAAATGAAAGTAATAGATAGAGCTAAAGCTCATTTTGATAATCTCGATATTAAGAAAATCAGTGTACCTGAGTGGGGTGATGATCAAGGAAACCCTTTAGTTATATATTCGAAACCTTTAACACTACAAGAAACATCTAAGCTTTATCGTATGGCTAAAGAAGATGATATGGCTATGTTAGCTTATGTCTTAATTTACAAAGCCTTAGATGAAAATGGAGATAAAATATTTTCATTAGAAGATAAAAACACATTACTCAATAAAGTAGATCGCAACATTCTTGTTAAAGTTTCTAACGAAATTATGTCAGAACAGTCAGAAGAAGTCATAAAAAAAAATTAGAATCTAATTCCTTATTATTCAATAAATTTCAATTAGCTGAACTTTTACATAAGACAGTTGCTGAGATAGAGCAAATGTCATATGAAGAATATCAATTATGGCTAGCATATTTTAAAATAAAAGCAGAAAAACAAAAAAATGGCTAATACTAAATATAAATTTGAATTCCTTGCTATCAATAAAACTAGGAATAGTTTTAATCAAATAAAAACTGGTTTAAAAGGAATACAAAAAACAGCAATGTTCACAACTAAAGCAATGATGGGCACTAGTGCTGCTTTTGCTGGTGCTGCTGCTGCTGTAGGAGCTGTTGTGCTTAAATCTACTGACTTTGTTGATACATTAGTTAAGACTGCAGATAAACTTGATGTCAATGTTGAATTTTTACAAAAATTTAGATTTGCGGCAGAACAAACAGGTGTTGAAACTAGAACAGCTGATATGGCTTTACAAAGATTTTCCAGACGTCTTGGTGAAGCTAAGAAAGGTACTGGTGAACTTTTACCAGCATTAAAAGATTTAGGAATAAGACAAAAGGATATTAGAGATCTTTCTCCAGAACAAGCATTACTATTGTTTGCAGATAGGTTAGATACAGTACAAGATTCTTCAAAAAGATTAGCTTTAGCATTTAAAGCCTTCGATAGTGAAGGTGCTGCTTTAATCAATACATTAAAAGGTGGTAGTTCACAATTGCAAGAATTTTTTGATGATGCTACATCATTAGGAGCAGTTTTATCTGTTGATGCTGCTAGGGGTGTTGCTGATTTTGCAGATGAATTTACTAGACTGAAAACATTGATAGCTGGAGTAACTAACCAATTAACAGCTGCTTTTGCACCTGCATTAGAAACTGCAACAGAAACTCTTGTAGGAAAAGTTCAAAAAATAGTTGAACAAAAAGGTGGATTTGAAAAATTTGCTAAAGATATAGCTAGAGCTGTTCTTACAGCTATAGTGCAAATGATATTTGGTTTTCAAGAATTAGTTAATTCATTGAGAAGAACCTTAGATGATATGGGAGAATTTTTTCACCATTTCAAGGATTCAGCAGAAGAGTTTGAAAGAATGGGACCAATTAGTTTAGCTAAATATGCTGCTGCAGTTGCTGATGTTATAGTTTCATTAGATGGTTTAGAAAAAAAACAAGATGATGTAAATGATTCTATTGAAGAAACTGTTACTCGAGCCGCTAATCTTCAAAGCCCTTTTATGAAAGCACTTGAAGAATTCGGTCAAACAGGTATGGACGAACTTAAAAAATTTAGTAAAGATGGCATAGATGGTTTAATTAGTTCAAGCTTTCAAAACGCATTTAAAAATGCTGAAGATGCATTAGTTAATTTTGTTAAAACTGGAAAATTAGATTTCAAACAATTTGTTGATGTACTTATAGCAGATCTTGCAAGAATCCAAATAAGAAAACTATTTACAGGTGAAGGTGAAGGGGGAATATTTGGTAGCATTTTTAAACTTTTCAGAGGATTCGATGGAGGAGGTTATACTGGTATGGGTAATAGAACGGGTGGAGTTGATGGTAAGGGTGGTTTCCCTGCTATACTGCATCCGAATGAAACTATTATTGACCATAGCAAAAATCAGCAAATGCCAATGGCAGCACCTTCAGTTAATTTCACAATACAAGCTACCGATGCTAGTGGTTTTGATGAACTATTAGTATCAAGAAAGAATCAAATCGTAGCTATGATTTCACAAGCCATGAATCAAAAAGGTAAGGTAGGTTTAATCTAATGGCAGGTGCATTTCCAACAACTAAGAAACCTAGAGTGTTTAATTTCACTTCTAACAGACCAAATAACACAGCCTATACTTTGAGTGGCAAAAGGTCAGTCAAACAGTTTGCAGCCCAATATTTTAGCTTCAGCGTACAAATGCCACCTATGAAACAAACAGACTTTCAACAATACTATGCTTTCTTAGTTAAACAGAAAGGTAGCTTTGAAGATTTTACTTTTGAATACCCGCTAGATAATTTAGGTGCTGACAAAGGTGAAACAGATATATTGGCTAATGGTGTCCATGCGATAGGCGATTCAACAATAGCTATGGATGGTTTTAGTGTTTCTACCGATGATGTTTTAAAAGGTGGTGACTTAATTAAGTTTGGTGGTCACAACAAAGTCTATATGGTTACAGGCGATGCCAATTCCAATGCCAGTGGTCAAGCCACTGTATCTATTGAACCACCTTTACAAGCAGCATTAGCAGATAATGAAGCAGTTACAGTTAATAAACCATCATTCACTGTTGCTTTAGTACAAGACGATGTTTTATACAGCACCGATGCAGCAGGTTTCTTTACATTAAGTTTTGATGTTCGTGAGGTGTTGTAATGGCAAGGACATTAAGTTCTAACATACAAACGCTAATCTTGCAGGAAGGCATAAGAATTGTTCACTTGCTGAACATTCAGACCTCAACACCAATTACAGTTACCAACCATGTCAAAGATTTAACTTATGATTCTGTTACTTATTCAGCAGGTGGTAATTTTGTTGATTTACAAGAAGTGCAAGAATCAGGAGATTTAGAATATTCAAATATGAATGTCTCTTTAAAAAATGTAACAACTACAGTTAGAGATATATTCAAGAGTGAAGATTTTGTTAATAAATCAGCCAAAATATATGTGGCTTTTTTGGATGCTGATGAAACTTTATTAGATGCTTATTTGTTTTTTGAAGGTACAGTGGCTAATGCTTCTTTGGTGCAACAGAAAGATACTTTTGCAGTCAATATCGGTTTAGCTAATCAGTGGAAAAATTGGAACATAATTAAAGGAAGAAAGTTCACTAGCACATCACAGAAATCAATATATCCCAATGATAAAGGGCTTGATGCAGCCCACTTAACTAACTCAGATGTGAGGTGGAATAGATAATGTTTCAATTTTTTGTACAAGTTGGTGCAGCTATTATTGATTTTTATACAAAATATCAAACTGTAATCAATATTGCTGCCTTAACAATTCAGGGTATACAAGCCCACAGAACCAATAAAAAGCTCAAAAAAGGGCAAGATATATTGCTAACTAAGTTTGGCACAGGTGGTGGTATTCCTGTTGTTTATGGCACAAGGAGAGTGGCAGGTACTGTCGTATTTATGGAAACTGTTGCTAATAAAGAATTATTTGTTGTTTATGCTTTAGCAGTTGGTGAAGTTGAAAGCATATCGGATTTGAGAATTGATGGCAGGTCAATTAATGATACTTCTGTCTATCGTCAAGGCTATGTTCTGAGAAAAGAAGGCAATTACTTTGGTGGTACAGTAGCATCAGAAAACACTGTTGATATTGGTAATGTCTTAGGTGGTGCAGGTGGCGATAATCCAAGAATGGTATTTAATATTCATCAT